AAAATATGATAATGAGAAGTCCTGGCAATTTGGAGTGATGACACCTCCCAACAATAGAGAAGAGTTCTTGGATTTGGTTAAGACGAGAGGACCGGAAAAGGGCGGAGTTTATCAAGCTGATGCGCTGACGATAGCTATGGCCACATGCGCAGGGCTTTTGAGGAAGTTTGAGATATCTGAGTTGACCAAAAGGAGCCCAAGAGGATATAGCACAACCGTAGAAGAGTTTTGTAAAAAGCATTACAATGTTGAACGGAGGATTATGAGCATGGATGTGAAGAAAGTCGCAAACAACAGAGGAGCCGTGACAGTGAATGGAAAAGCATCTGTAAGTATTTATGATAAATCTATTGTTGAAATCAACAAAAAGGGCAAGACATACAAGGCAACTAAGACCACCACTCAGAACTCAAAATGTTATAGAACAACACTAGTGAATTTTTATGAATTTATGAAGGATGAATGTCTAGATGAAGATGTTGCCATAGAATACTTTAAAACCAATCTAGTTGGTGTATCTCAAAAAGTAGACCTAACAAAAGAAATGTTTGATATCATAAAAGAAAGCAGCACGTCAATTCTGCCAGTTGTTCTTTTCAACCTTCGAAAATCCAGAACATGTGTGGCGAAGATGGTTCACAAAGATCAAATAGGTCCTAGAGAGATTGCAGTCTTAAACTCAGTATTGAGGCTGTGTGCATATACAATTGAAGAAGTGTCAAGAGAGATAAGGCTGCAGAATCACATAATCGGAGATTACACAAATCTCATAGAGTACAAGTCAAAGGATGATAGAATAGCATCAGCTTGGGAAGACTCAAGAAGAAGAAGAGAAGCAGGGCAGATAGTGATTAATGACAACGCTGACTGTTCTCAATGGGGACCAAGCATGATGAGTTTTGTTATGATGGTAACGATATGCTCTAGACTGGTTGGGTCACAAAGAACTTTGGTTAAGGAGTTGTTCAAACAGTTTTCATTTAGAGTCTTCAAATTGCCTGACAATCTATATGAGCAGATGATGGAAAACCCAAACATTGATGGGACGAGTGAGTTTTCTGAGTGCTTGAGAGACATGAAACAAGCTGATGAAGATGAAAACAGACTTCCAAGAGCATCGTACGACAATCAGTTGTTATACTCTTTCCAAGGCATGTTTCAAGGAGTGCTCGGAAATGCTTCTTCAGAGCTTGCATC